AAGACGATATTTGAAGGTTTTAACTTGCATATTTATAATAATAGTGATAACGTTCTAAAAAGTCAAGCAGTTTTTACGGTATAACCTTTTAACTCTGACCATGCCCAGAGGGCATGGTCTTTCAGGTTTTAATAAAATATAACAATGAAAACTATACATTGGGGAAATTATCTAGATTGCTCAGCATTAATAGAACGACTATTAAATATAGGTTTTTACATAATATTCCCATCGATGCTATAGACATGAGATTTAATTAAACTTGACCATATAACTGAAACGTTTTGGTAAAAGGAGCAATCATGGAAAATGAAAATGTATCCGAAATAGCAAAGCCTCTCTCACCAGAGAAGAAAATTGAGCGCATTAAAAATGAAATGACTTTTCAGGAAAAGGCTGACTTCCTTCCTCCTGCCGGGTTATGGTTCGAGATGGGTCCGTTTAGATACAAGGTGACGGAGATTAACCCTATCAATCTTTCATTTAAGGCAAAGCTTTATGACCTGCCGGTTATTGATGAAAACGGTATGATACATGACATTGATGGGACGGTTAAACCAATACAGAAAAAGACTGACTTAATATTGAGCAAAGAGACAACGATTGTCGGGCTGGATGGGAAGGCACTAAAATCATGACACCATTAAAACATAACACATATCTTTGTACCGGTGCGGCGGGATTTATAGGCTCGCATTTAACTGAGCAAATAGTCAAGCAGGGTAAGAAGGTAATAGCAGTTGATAACCTGATTAACGGTAAAATAGAGAATCTTCCCAAGTCTGACCTGTGCGAGTTCTGGCCGATTGATGTTCGGAATGTAAATGAACTCCGTAAGGCCATGCAGGGTGTTGATGTTGTTTTCCATAATGCAGCCTCGAAATGTACCGTATGTAGAACAAACCCGTACCTTGACCTTGATGTAAACGCCAAAGGGTCCTTTAACGTGTTTCAGGCGGCGATAGAATCAGGGGTTAAAAAGGTTGTGCATGCGTCAACAGGGTCAGTTTATGGATTGAAGTCTTTCTATGGGATATCAAAACAAGCAGGGGAGTCTTACTTAAAAGCTTTTAAAGAGTATCATCCTGATTTTTGCTTTACCTGTTTAAGGTATTTTCATGTTATAGGCACAAGGCAAGATAATTCTCCAAAGGGTGGCGTTGTTCCTATTTTTATCAGGCAGGCATTAAATGATGAGTCTATCACCATATTTGGAGATGGTAAACAGATTCGTCATTTTACCAGTGTTACGGACGTTGTATCGGCAAATTTCTATTGTGCAAATAACGATATAACAAATTCACAATACTACGATGTAGTTTCAGGAATACAGATATCAATAAACGACTTAGCAGACCTTATTCTTAAATTAACAAATAAGCCGAAGATAAAAAAATATTTTTCAAGAAGGTTAGGCGATATTAATTCATTTACATTCACCAATATATTTGATAATATCAATTATAACAATGATATAGAAGATATTTTAATCAAAATATGTAAGGGGTGAAAATATGCATAAAAATGCGCATGATTAAGAAATTCAATAATAAAAAAGATATTACCATTGGCCCCGAAACAAAGGAAGCCATTAACGAACTGGAAGGAGTACCGATATGACCTTACATAAACACAAACCGATATCAGCAGAAGAAATGAATCATGTCAGCCCGAATCATACCATATGCGAGACTCTCAGAGGGATTTATCATAAAACTGATAATCCGGAAATAAAGATGGATATTCGCATTGCCACCTCAATGGCAAAGGCCATGACCAATAAACTGGAATCGTATAAGCGCAACAGTTCCAAAGGGTTCTGGGATGAAAACGAAAAGTATCCCTTTGACAAAAAGCCGATTGATGTTTTGTTTCTGACTTATGATGATAACTGCAATACAGGATACCGGTTCTGGATGTGTGCTAAGTACCTGGGCCTGAATGCGGTTATGTTCAAGGGCAAACCTCATCCTTTTGGGTATCCTATGCAAGCTCCTATCCATCCGAGCTTGGCAAATAAACCAGTCAGCGCATCTCCCACAATGGTTCCGGCAGGTGGCATCGAAAGCTTGATACATAGTGCCAAAGTAGTTCATCTGATAGCGTCTTTTTATCCTATTGCGGCGATTAACTGGAAAGGCAGTTTTGTTGTAGCACAGCATGGTGGAACAGTTTACAGGCAGAACCCTGAAGAATGCAATAATGTGTTTGAACAGATAGGGGTTAGGCATAATATTATTCAGTGTCCTGATCTCCTGGGACTGGGCGCCAAAAACGAATCATGGATATATTACCCGGTTGATACAGTGAAATTACAGCCTGATTTCAGCAGGAAGAACCCTGAAAAATTAGTTATTGGGCATTTTCCAAGCAATGCTGAAGTTAAGGGAACTTCTACCATTGAAAGGGTGTTAAGCGAATTAATGTCAAGATATCCCGGTAAATTTGAATATATTGGCAGCCGGGAGCAGGTCTCATGGAGTCATAATCTTGACCGAATGCGTAAATGTGATATTTATATCGAAGGTTGTAATGCCTCACAGGGGGATAAAGTATATGGTGAATGGGCAAACGCCGGGCTTGAGGCCTCAGCTCTTGGTTGCGCGGTTATCACTCACTGCTTGTCAAAAGATAAGTATGAGGCGGAGTTTGGGAAACTTGGGCCGATCATTGCCAATGACGAAACGGAACTTGCACAGGCGGTATCTTCTTTACTGGAAATGGATGATATAACCCCTATAAAGAAGAGATGCAGGGAATGGGCAGAGAATAATCATTCTATCCCTGTAACAGCAAACAGGCTTTGGGATAAGGTTTACAAGAATTTCTTTTAAGAGGCATAAATGGCAATAGTAATAAAGACAATTGATTTAACACAGTTTGTGGGCAAGGAAAATTGGTATTAATCGTAATACTATAAGGAAAAGAATCAATAAGGGACTTAAAATAGAGGAGGTTTTATGCAAAACTTATTAACTGGATGCGTCATAATGAATGATAAAATAAAATATGATTTATCAGGAATTAAATATGGGCGGCTTTTAGTCCTTGAATATGCAGGGAAAACAGCGGGCCACATAAGCCTCTGGAAGTGTCAATGCGATTGTGGGAAAATGGTGATAATAAGGTCATCATTGTTAAAAAATGGACACACAAAAAGTTGTGGATGTATAAAAAAAGAAAATATTGCAAAGCGAATGACTAAACATGGTTATTGCGGCAGTAGGGTTAATAATATTTGGAGGGCGATTAAAGAACGTTGTGGAAATTCTAATGCTGATAATTATAAATATTATGGTGGCCGTGGCATAAAATACGATATTAGATGGGAGGAATTTATTAACTTTTTAAATGATATGGGCATGCCCCCTTCTAATCATCATACTATTGATAGAATTGATAATAACGCCAACTATTGTAAAGATAACTGTAAATGGGCTTTACAATCAGAACAGAATATAAATAAGCGAAATACTATTATTGTAAATTTCAATGGCGAAAATATCCCACTTAAAAAAATAGTAGACGCCAATAACTTATCATATCGAAAAGTGTGGGAAAGATTATTTAAATTAAATTGGTCTATAGAAGATGCAATAAAAATCATATAAGGAAGGTAATCTATGGTTGATAAATTATTAGCCCTTGCCATGATTGCAAGGAATGAAGAAAAAAACATAAGTAGGGCATTGGAAAGTGTTAAAGGTACAGTCGATGCAATGTTTATAGTTGATACTGGATCGAAAGATAAGACGATAGATATAGCCAAATCTTATGGTGCCACGGTAATTCAAACAGAATGGAAATATGATTTTTCATATCATCGTAATCAATCTATAAATTATGCAAGCGAATACGAATGGATACTTATTTTAGATTGTGACGAAGAGCTTATCATCCCCGATCCCCAAGAGTTCCGCAAGCGTTTATCCAAGATTGATCCTGAAATAAACGCCTTATGTTGCCTTGTCGGAGAGGTTGGCCCTGATGGCAAGCATACCCTTGTCTGGCCGGGAGTTCGTTTCTTCAGGGCAGCAGGTAAGCCATATTACAAATATATTGTTCATAACAAGGTAAAATATGAGGGCTATGCTGGCGGGACAGACATTATGATTAACCATTATGGATATAAGTCTGGGGAAGTTCTGCAAAGGAAGTATGAACGGACAAAGGCACTTTTACAGAAAAGGCTTGATCTTGACCCTGCCGACTTTATCGCCATGTATTACATTGCTCAGATAGCTGTTGGAGAAAGCGACTGGCACCGGGTTATTGAATATGGCACAAAAGCCCTTGAGTATTGTACCATCACTGATCCACAGGAGTTCCAGTATTTCGGGGTAATTTATTACTGGATTGCATACGCATATCTTAAACAAGGGGACGGCGTTAATGCCTTTCCATGGATAAGTAAAGGCATTGAGTTTTATCCTGACGATATTGACCTGAATTATATCATGGCTGAATATGGATATCTTACTGACCAGAAAGATCTCTGCCTTGAACATGCTACTAGGTACGAAAAGGCGATTGATAAATTTAGACAGGAATTGACAAACAACCCGGTTTCATTTAAAACAGTTATTGAACATGATGATATGCAGAAAAGGATAACATACTGCTCTTCCGATGATAACCTTAACATGATAAGTGAATGGAGAAAGGTTTATGAATAGACCAATACAGAGCAAGGGATTGACTGAACCAGAAGCGGAGAAGGTGGTTGAGGACATAATGGCATACGCAAAAAAGAGATGTCCAGGGATATGGTCATCAAAGAAAATTGAGTATCAGCCATTCCCCAAAAAAATAATGCTTGATTTTTCGATTTTAATAACAGATAATTAAGAAAACGGGGTGAAATCCCCTTTATATTGAATTTCCTCTAATCGAGGATCATTAGACCCGATTAAAGCTTTTTAAGGCTTTAACCGGGTTTTTTATTTTGTGCAGTATCAACCTAGAAGTCCCGAATGTGGCAAGTTGATACATAAACCGTCAACCTTTAAATAAGTTTTCCCTCGTCATGGTGTAAAGCCCATGATTCCCTGAAGCCGGGGGCCTGATTGCCTTCTTTTCAGTTTTAAGGCAAAGCAGGATAACGTAAAAACAGTGATGTAATACTGTAGCAGAAGATGGGGAAAGTCGAAAGAAAAGAAGTTATATCACTGGGTTAGACGGTGGTATAAAATTCAAACAAACGTTTGAATTAAGCAGTTGATTAAAGCAAGTGATTTAAACGACTGTTTCAAACAAGTGTTTGAATTATTAAAATGCGGTCAAAGGTGTCCGGTATCACCTTATAAATATTGGCTGCCTGTAGCCAAACCAAACAGGATGGAAAGGAGATAAACAGTATGACAACCGAAACAAAAGATTCAGCAGTAATGGACAAACCAGCCGATACTGGCAACGCTGATGCAGGCGGGGCTATAGGCGGTGGGGAAGGCTCCCAGAAGACTACGATATTCGGCGAGAAAATGCCGAGTGTTGCGGAACTTATGGGCGATGCAGAACCAGAAGGGGAAAAGGCAGAATCATCCGAAAAGACTGATAAGCCAGATGACAAAACCGATGATGATAAGTCAAAGGTAGCGGCACCTGATGATAAGCCGAAAGAAGATGACAAGGCCAAAGATGTTAAACCTCCAGACGGTTATGTTGAAAAGGCAGCTTTAACAGAGACGCGCAATGAGCTTAAAGATGTTAAAGCTCAACTGAACCAGGCTCTTTCCGTTATCGCAGAACTCAAGGAAAGCATAAAGGCCCCTGAAAAGAAAGCTGACGAAGTAAAGCCTGATCCGGAATCGGAAAAGTGGAAAGAATTTAAGGTGCTCTCTAGGAAAGAGTTGAAAGAACTCACAGAGTCAGACCCCACTGAAGCGGCTCTTTATCGTGATGATCTAGCGGAGTATAAGGATTATCAGAAAAAGCAGGAAACCGCAAAGGCTGAAGCTGAAACCAAAACAAAGGCTGAAATCGAAAAGATTAATAAGGCTATTGATGAAGCGACAAGGGCGACATTCCAGGAAATAGACACTGAAGTCCCAGGTATTTACAAGAGGGATAACGGTATATCGAAAAATCTTGTTGAGTTTGCTGAGTCGATAGGCATCCCAGGCGGGTTTATTTCTATCCTGACCAATCCTAAAACGATTATCAGGCAGGAAGGCAGCGACAGGGATAACGTCTTGAACAAAGGCGCTCTTTACACGGTCCGGTTGTTAAACAATCTGTTTAAACTCCAAGGCAATAAGGAATCTTTGAGAAAAGAGATAGAGAAAGAACTTACTGGTAAATTTGAGGCCGATAAAAAGGTCTGGATTGCTGACATAGAAAAGAAGTTGAAAGGCGGCAGTGACTTTACATCCATAGGTGATATTGCCCCATCAAATGTTGATGCGGATATAGGCGGGTTTAACAGAGTGTTGAGTGATGCCGAGTTTGCTAAACTTAGCCCGAAGGAAAGATCGGCGTATCTGAATGGATAAAAGGAAGGCTCCTTTCTTAATTTTAATGAAAGGATAGGTGATATTAATGGGCGAGACTACATTTACCACTTCTCACGGTTTGACCGTAAAAAGATGGAACCCTGCTCTAGCAGTAGAAGCAGAAAACAAACAGTATTTTAAAAAGTTCATAGGCACCGGTGAGGATGCCATGATAAAGGCCCTGACGGACCTCTCAAAAGGGAATAAAGGCGACCGGATTACAGTTGGGTTGTCTATGAAGCTCAAAGGTGATGGTATCTGGGGTGACAATAGCATTGAAGGCACAAGCGCTGAAGAGGCCCTTGAGTTATTCGATTGCTCAGTATTTATTACCCAGAGAAGGAAGGGCGTTAAATCAAAGGGTAAACTGAGCGATAAAAGGGTATTATTCGATTTCAGATCAAGAGGCGTTTCTGCGCTCTCTACATGGTTTGCGGAAGATGCTGACCAGTTGTTATTTGCGTATCTTTCAGGATCACGCGGGTCTGATACAACCTTCCATATCCCGACAGCGTTTACAGGGATTGATGGCAACAATATAACCGACATAGACTCGAATCATGTGATTTATGCAGGGGACGCTTCCGCGATTACAGATCTTACAGAGCAAGACAAGATGCACATAAACATAATTGAGAAATGTAATGCGAAGGCCGAAACCCTGGATCCGATGATTCAGCCTTTTATGATCAACGGGGAGAAAAAGTTTGTTCTGCTTATGCACACATGGCAAAAATACGATCTCCGTACATCCATAAGTGATAATGACTGGCTGAGAATCCACAGGGATACAGACGGAAAAGACAGCCCGATTTACAAGAATGCCCTTGGCGAGTACGGCGGCGTTATAATGCATGACCATAGAAACGTTATCCGTCTGTCAAGTGCGACTACTCCGGCAATGGCTTCAGGTATGACCGGTGCAAGGGCTCTCTTCCTTGGTGCACAGGCAGGTATTATATGCTTTGGTGGGGCAACGGATACAACCAGGTACGATCTCAATGAAGAGACTGAGGATCGTGGAAACAAGACAGTGCTGACAGGCTCTAACATGATGGGTATGCAGAGGGCTATCTATGATTACAATGATGACGGCACTGACGAAACAATCGGACTGTTTGCGGTAGATACCTACGCAGCAGACCCTAACGCTTAATAAGAAAGGGGGATTAATAATATGACTCTACATAAAACCGCAGCAGTTAACTCAGGGCTTACCCCTGACTGGACCAAACCCGGTGTCGAGCTTGTAAGGACATCAATACACACAACCGCAGATGACACTCTTGTATCGGGCGACACTCTTCAGCTTGTGCCTGTTCCGAAGGGCGCAAAGATTCTTGATGTTATCATATCTGCCATCCTCGCCAGTGGTTGTTCTGGTGAGGATGTTGGGTATGGCGGCGATCCAGATGCCTTCATGGCCGCAGCAAAGTTTGATGCTGTGTCTGGTGGTGGATATCAGTCTATGGTTGCAAGCAAAAAGGCGACAGCAGGGTTCCTGACTGTGTTCACCCATGCTGATACGATTGACCTAGCTCTTGTAAAATCACCGACAAAGATTCCAACCAGTACAACTATTAAAACAGTTGTAAGATATGTTATGGTTGGGACCATAGAGGACGAATCTTAGCCTGAATTGAGTAGATAATTAAACCTATTCCGGGGAGTTAATTCTTCCCGGAATATTCAAACCTTAAAACACGAGGAAACCAATGAAAGAAGTAATATATACAGGAAAAAGACCGTATCCATTTTCATTAAAAGTCGATTACTATGAATTTGAAATTACATTTCCAAGCGCCAAGAAAGGTGCCCGATTACCGGATATGGTAGCCGATAAGCTTGTCAAAGAAGGCCCGAAGGCTTTTATGATAGGACAAACACAGATGGAAGTTATTCCACCTGCTGTTGACGCCTCTGATATTATTGATGAAATTGATGTTGATATTCCTGATGTGCCATGTGAAATATCAGAAGCCGTGCCTCCTGATTGTGAACCACAGGTAAAAGCTATTGAGGACATGAACGCCCTGGAACTCAAGGCATATGCAAAAGAACTCCCTTTAAAGGGATATACTAAATACAACACCGAAGATCTCAGGGAAGAGCTTATAAAGGACAGGGATGCCAAAAAGGTTTCAGCGGAAATAATTGAAGGAAGCGAGCTTAACGCACATTAACATGGGGGCTTGTAATGACATTAGACGAAATCCTTGCCGCCATAGCAGCGGGAGTACGTGACCCCAGAGGGCATATTACAAGTGCAGCAATGTATACAAATGCCTTAAATGGAGGCATTAACATCATAGGGCAGCTTATTTCAAAGGCGTGCCCTGAATTTTTTAATATCAGAAAAAGCATATCATCATATACGAATGCCTTTGCATTTCCTTCTGATCTTATAAAGGCAACCAGGGTCAGGGATCTTCAAACAAACGCTTTATCAGTCACAGGCGCAGCGAATAATGGGGACGGGGCTATACGATTAACAGTTGTTGGACATGGCTTTGACGATGGGGCGATTGTTTATGTCCATGATGTTGGCGGGGTAACGGCGGCAACCGGTTTATGGCAGATTGATTGGAAGTCTGCTGATACCTTTGACCTTCTTGGGTCTTTAATAGGCGCAGGTGTTTATACTTCAGGGGGCAAAGTTTTTAAGGAAACAGACGATTTTCCGACTATTACACGGATGCCAGCGGGGGAGTCATGCAACCAGAATCCAGACAGATGGTATTTAAGGAATGGATATTTTGTGGTTGATGACTATACTTTTGAGAATGATATCCTGGTCGATTATTATTATTTTCCTACATCATTGACCGATATTCCATCAAGGTTTCATTTCGGTCTTGTGGCTTATGGGGTGATAACCCTTATTAAGTTACCGGCCTTCGATCAGCCTTTATTTGCTGATTATCAAATGAGTTATAATGTCAATAAAGGTTTATGGCAGACCTGTGTTGACATGGCAAATTCATTCTCTCCGACATCTGAAAGTAATAATATTTCAGGATATGCAACCAGGCCAGGAAAGGGTGGATACATATGATTAAAAGATTATTTATAATTATTTTACTGATATTTGCTTTATCCGTTCAGGTATTTGCAGGGTCACAGCAGATAAGTGCCACTGACGCGTCAGTGATTGCACAGAGAGCAAGATATTACCTGAATGACCCTACAACATGGGGTGGCACTCAAAAACATATCTGGAGTGATGCAGAACTTTTACAGTGGATAAATGATGGCACAAATGACATTGTTGCAAGGACGCAATGTCTTGAGGATATTGAGACGGTAACCCTTGTGGCTAACACTTCAAGTTATGCTTTGACAACTACTGCTATTGCAATAAAAGGAGCTATTTATAATGCTGGAACCGGCAGTAGCTGGAGTCTTGAAAGAGGAAATTATAAGGGCCGGTATATGGTAAACGCTTTAGGCATGACAGAAGCAATGACCGGACCGCCTCAATATTGGGTTCAGGAAGAAAATAGCATCTGGATTTATCCTATTCCTACGGCCACAGAAGCAACAAAAACCATTGATGTCATTGTGATTTTAAGGCCTACTGTAGTCGGGGCAACTGATGATGTAAAAGTCCCGGCTTTCTATGACCGAGCATTAACTCTTTATGTGGTTATTCAGGCTTTGTATAAGGATGGTCAATTTAACAAGGCAGCGACTATAACAGCTCAGTATCTTTCCGAGCTTGACAGATACAGAGCCGATTATGTTGAACCCATGCCAAAGGTACAGCAATGAGAAAGATTGCCTTTATAATCCTATTAACGATCCTTTTTACAGGATTGACATATTCCAAGCCTCAGAGACAGGAATATCCTGAATATGAATGGGATCATAATAGATTAAGAAATTTCACTCAAACAGAACATTTTACACAGGAAGAAATTGATAGGGTATCCGATGTATTTAATGGTATAAATTACCATGAGTTTACTATCAATGAAGACCTGGGGGATGTGACCAGTAAATTGATATTTGGTAGAACAACTGGTGGTAATGGGGAGATATCGTATGATGGGTCAAAATTTGCTACCACAAAAGACATAGTAATATCAAATGGTAATGATTCGAGATTACATTTTCATACTGGGGCATTTGTGGGAATAAGTTCTTATGATGATCTAATACTGAGCAGTGATCCGAATCAAGGCGGCGGTGGCAGCTCTATTCAATTTTTTATTGATAACAGCGAAAAAGCAAGATTAACAAATAATGGATATTTACTTATCAATGCAATAGCACCTATTGGCACTGAAAAACTCAGGGTCAATGGGAATGTATACGGGGATGGTACAGCCTCCCTTGACGCTTTGATATTACGAGAGAAAAGCGCTGACCCTGCTGACCCTGCTGAGGGCCAAAGCGTGATATGGCAAGCTGACGGAACAGGGGCGGGGGACGATGGAGACCTGATGGTAAAAATTACCGCGGGTGGTGTGACTAAAACAACAATCTTAGTTGATTTTTCAGCATTTTAAGAGGATATATGAAAAGACTATTTACAATATTAATACTTCTTTTATCGCTTAATCTTTACGCTCAGGAATCACCTGAAGCCACTTTGATGGCTGATGATGCTTTGGGTAAGGTCGATATCCCCTTGACCGGGGCTTGGGCACCTGAAGGCGGTCCGAGTGATACAGCTAATTTTTCAGATATAACCAATTTTAGGTACACAGATAATGGCCTGAAGGTGGTTGATGGATATCAACGTATAAATTACAATACCCCTGTATCTTCATATCCTTACATAAAGAGCCTTTATCAATACCGGAGTTCCGGGCCGACTGATTACTCTATCCTGCTCGCGCAGGCTGATGACGGGGCCGGGAATAGCGTGGTGATTCAGAATAATAGCACAGTTCCCTATTCGGGAACCGATGCGCCTTTCGTGAGTTATGCGGAACTGATTACCAATGGAGGGTTTGAGACTACAGGGGGGTGGGATTTTAGCGCATCTTCTATAGTGAATACTGAATATCGAGGAGGAGCACAGAGTGCAGAATTAAAGACTACATTTACAGGGTATCTTAGAACGACATCAAGTTCAACTTTTGCAACAATAAAAGATATCCCATATACATTATCTTTTTGGGTTAAATCAAGTAGTTCTTCATTTGGATTAAAAATATCTAGCGTTGCCAATAGCAATAATATTGCCATGTACTATCCTGTATTTAACAATTTTATTTCAGGGGAATGGTCATATGTTGAAATGACATATGTAAGTCCTATTAATATATCAGATACACGGATAGAATTTTATTGCAGGGATTCAAAAACCTTTTATTTTGATGATATCTCCTTGAAGGCCGATTACATGCTTCCTGCTACTGTATCAACAAATGGAAAATTTTCATCAGGGCCGAATGGATCGGTTTTATATTCAAATGGAAACTCTAATTATATTTGGCCTGGGATGGGATTCGAGCCATCAGTTGTCTTTACTGCCGCCAATGATGTTACAACAACAATGACAAGCCCAAGAGACTGGACAGAGGTTGCCATTGATGAAGATGATGGGCCTTTTAACGTGGTTTATGTGGGATATGAGGATGTGACTGGATATGGTGGAATAAGTGTAACAATGACCAATTATCTTATTCTTCATTTAGATACAGATTTTACTGATAGTTCCGCAACCCCTTTCGCTGTTACTCCACAAGGCGGAGCAGCAATAGTAAATAACAATTATAAATTTGGGGGGGGATCTGTTTCTCTTGACGGAGCAGGAGATTATTTATCAATTCCAGATAATGATATTTGGGATTTAGATGAATCCACTTCAGTATATTTTAGTGCTAAAGTATACTTGGAAACAGCTTCTAATGATATTGTATTTTGGTATCAGGAAGCAGCTGGGGACTATATTAAGATATATTATGATTTATCAGAAAGAAAATTCAAATTTAAAGCAGTTGGCGGTGGATATAATGAAGAAGTTAGTTCCAGTGAATATACAATAGAAACAAATAAATATTTTCATTTATATGTATCAGAATCCATACCTATCGCTGACCATGTTATAACATTTATTATTGATGGTGAAGATATCGGTGGCGGAACTATAGCTGGAACGCCAAATTTAGCAGCTATCTTATCAATAGGCGGGTACTCAGGGTGTACCGATGGGGTAGATGGGTTCCTTGATGAAATAAATTTCGGAGCAGGAAGTGATCAAACTTCAATTTTCAGTGATGATTTTCAACCAGATGAAGTTTCTTTTGATAAAGATTCAAGTGAATACTTATTAATTGGCTCACAATATCCTATTTGGGCAATATATCTAAGTACTCCAAATACTTTGTCAAATAGTTACAGGCTTAATGAAATAAGCATAAGTACAGAAAACGGATGGATCAAAACAGAGAACGTAACTGATAATACTAATGTTGTGACACAAGATGGTTGGATAACAATTCCCAAGTATCTTCTTTCAGATTATAGCAAAAAAACAATAAACGATCTTACTCTGTATTGGGTAAAACTTGAATTGCCAGTATTATCAAGGCAAATAGGGTATATCAAGTTATTAAGTTATATGCAGGAAATCCCAAACAGTTGGGATCAGGAATACTTACCAAGTGCAGAGGCGAAGGTCTGGAATAATGCAGCCAATACTTTTTATGATTATTCAGATCAGGTAAATAGTGAAGTCACAACTGATGTTATGGACTTATCAGGCCTGACCTCTTCTGATTATGTAAAAGTATCTTTTGCTCAGAGGGTATCAGGTATAAAGATTTACATGCCTGATGATAATATAAATACAACGGCAAGTACGGCATTAAGCCTTTATGGATGGAGTGGGTCTGCATGGCAGAAAGTTAAAAACGCCTCAGATGGCACGAGCTCTAATAGTGTATCTCTGGCAAAGACCGGGGTTGTTACCTTTGAAGGATTCCCAAAACCTCAAGAGCATATGTACGCTGATGATTATGGACAATTATTCTATCAATATAAATTACAGTGGGACAAAACCCTTTCAGCGAGTGTAAAGCCTTATTACATTGAAGGTATCCCGTATATTGAAGACCCTCCTTCTTCCAAGTTTCCATTAAGTTTTAATAATAGGGCAATACTCTGTAACCTGTCCGATGGGCCTGCTGATATTCTGATAAGTGGCATGAATGCGCCATTTATTTATAACGGAAAGGATAGTGGACGATACCGGGTAGGCGGGGCCAGTGAAGAGATAGTATCGGGGACAGCTTTTACAGTACGATATGATAGCGAACTTTATGACTTAGCTTTATTTCATAAAAAGGGCGAAACCTGGCGGTTGGTGGGTACTTCACCATCAGATTACAAGATATCCCGATTAAGCGATAAAATAGGCTGTGTTGCTCCTAAGACTATTGACACTATACAAATATCCGATGGGTCTACTATTGCAATGTGGCTATCATCTCAGGGCGTTGTAATGAGTGATGGAAGCAATATCAGCATTATGAAAGGCATTGAGAGATACTTTGATAAAACAAAACCTGAAACCCTTTTAAACTTTACATATGCTTCAAATGCAGTAGGGTTTTTTGATCCTGATAAGTACGAGTATAATATCCAATTTCCCAGAGGCAGTAGTACGACTAATAACACCTGGTTGATTTATGATATTTCAAGAGCTAAATGGTTCAAAAAAGACTCCCCTCAATATTTCAGATCAGCGACAACTATACAAGACTCGACAGGTGCCCAGTATGTTTATGGGGGTATGTCTGACGGATATGTAGTCAGGAACGAATACGGGAATGCTTGGGTTGACCCTTCCATGACATCAAACTGTAAAGCCTGTGCAATAACCGGTAACGTGAAGTTAAACGAAACAAGCCTGGGTTCCATGTGGAACGAATCTCGAATAAAGTATATGAAGGTCAGGGGTAAAAATCTACCAAAAAGGGTTAATTATGATGATGATTTATCAATAACTGAGGTTGATGCCTCAAGCAAACTTACTATTGCATCATCAACAGACCAGACCTTTTCTTTTACAGATGCCGGGGGTAGCGCAGCGGCGTATGCCTATTCAAGACCGGCAGGGATAACCACAAATTACGGATACGCCAATTGGGGAGAATGGGCATATACTTTAAAACTGAATCTAAGCAGCGTAACGACGTCTGACACGGCCTATGTGTTCGGACTGTGTGAAGATAACACCTCAAACTTTCTCACGAACGTGGACGTATCTAACAAGGCAGGATATGGGATAAAATTCCTGGGTACGGCTTCCGGAATCTACTCTCTTTATTTTGAACATTGGTCAGGTGGTAGTGCGGTACAGCTTGGGACAAACTCAATAACAGGACTTTTACAGGGTACAGATTATTATATTGCTATTGTAAAGCAGAAAGTTAATACGGTTAATGTCTATGGTTACGACCAGTATCGTCTTGTGGGCCTCGTTTATACCGACAGGGATATGAGGAATTTGGTAGGATCTGTATCCGCTATGATAGACAATAGCGCGAGCGTAAATACCAGCTTGCCATATCTGTATTATTTTTCCGGTACAGTGACATCGATAGGTGTAGTAACGAATATCTCTGAGATTGATTATCTTGCTGGGTATTTTGCTGTAAATGGTAATAACAACTGGGAAAATATAAAGCCTTTTGGATCTAAATATAACAGTGAAACAAACTATTCTATACCCAAATATGAGGACGTGGTAAGGTCGATTAACGTGTTTGGGGGAAGTCATCAGATAGGATTTTCGGTGAGTAGGAAATGGACTCTTGAGGCTCCTGAGCTTTACAAAATAGGCTTAATGTACGATGTGGAAAGAATGGACAATCAGATAACAGAGGAGAATTAATATGGCCTTTACTGGGTCCCTTGATATTGGCGGGAAAAAGAAGAAAGAAGAAGATGTTGAAAAATATGGAGCTGTTAGCCCTGATGAGCTTGCTTGGCTTCATTCAATGATGTATACTCTTCCTGATCGGCAATCGAGTATTAATATGGGGCAGATTCATCCTTTGGTGGAAGCTCAGGGCAGAAATGAAGCTTGGAATGTAGCATGGGGAAATACACCTATTACTTCACAGAACTCAACTGGAACCCAAAAGACAGACACTGAAGGTGGTGTTTGGAATTGGGTAAAAGATAAGGTTACAGGAGTCTATAATTGGGTTAAAGAAAATCCTGTGTCAACAGCGGCTGGTGTTGCGGCTGGACTTGCTACAGGGAATCCATCTGTCGGGGCAACAGTGGCTACCACCGTGAATAGTTTAGGGGATAAAATTACAGGAACCCCGGATTATGCGGCACGAGAGGCCGAACTTGCAGGGCTTGCACCGATAACAACCAATGAAGCGCAATTGAATAATATAATTAATCCTGCTTCAACTGGGATTTTAGCAGATGTGGGCCAGATGTCTACTATGTTAGAAAATAAAGGCCCAACTGTTGATTTTGGATTAACCCCGATAACCACAAGCCCAGTATCGAGTATAAATGTAAATCCCATATCAACAGACCAGACTATAACCCCTAAATATGGGGAAGGAATATCTGTGTTAGGTGATGTGAAGACAAATGCTGAGAATGCTTTAAGCATACCTGATGTGTACAGTGTACCTGGTGGGATAGGAAATGCGGGGTATATTTATTCGCCTGATGCCGGAGTAGATAAATCCAAAACGACTACAACCACAAATGATTTTGGATTGAATAAGAACACTATGACCGGGGATTATATTGGGCCTACTATTGGAGGCACAAATACAGGTACGACAAATACCGGAATTATTAATCCTATGATCCAGGACATAAATACGGTTGATGTAAGTGGTATCAAAACTCAACCTGATACAGGGCTGGTAACTGAACCTACTCCAACAATTACCCCAACGGTAACACCGACGGTAACACCGACGGTAACACCGACGGTAACACCGACAGAACCGCCAACTACTACAACACCGGATACTGGAACTTCAGTGGGGCAATTACCTACATTCAGAAATCAGTTAAATAGGGCTCTGGCAGATGCAAAGAATGCCGCTATAATGAGAGGGAATCCATTAAGCCAGAATGAGATAGGTGGGGCAGTGGAAGGTCTGGCTGCGGGGTCTTATGATAGGCTAAGAGGTGCAGAAGAGGGACAGTTAGCAAAGGAACGTAACCAGCTTATTAAAGACCAAATGGCGACAGCTAAAGAACAATGGGAGAAAGGCTTTATATCTGATAATGAATATCGGGATAAGGTTCTTGAATTACAGAAATATTACGCCGATAAAGGTCTTGAATTGGATTTAAGCCAGATTGAAAAATCTGACGATAATGAAACATGGGGAAATATTATCGGGACCGTAAAACTTTTGAATACATTATGGGGGTAAAATATGCCTGATTTTTACACAAGACGTACCGGAAATTCTGTGCCTGGCATTATGGATTATGCAGCTCCATATATTAATCTCGCCATTGCAATTGAAGATAGAAAGACAGAAAAAGAAGAAAAAAAGAAAGCCGAAGAGCAATTGAAAATTGAAAATGAATGGCGTAATAGACAGCTTGGGATTCAGGAAAGCACAAACCAGATTGCATTGGATACGAACAAGAGAAACGAGGGAATCTATCAAAACACCCTTAAGCAACAGGAACTTGAAAACGCATCTAAGCCTGCCGGTCAAAGGCCATTATCAAAAGACCTTATTAAAACCCTTGATGATGAAATGACTAAAATGGATGTTGATACGGGACTTAATATTTTTGGAGCATTTGAACCGGTTAGGAAAGTTTTGCGTGATAGTGCAGGGACGAAACCTGCATCTGAGAGTTATTTTGACATGAAAAGTGCCATAGATGCTAACAAGGATGATATAATTTCATCCTTGGAGGCACTAAAACCTAAAACCAAAGATCCTGCCATGATTCAGAAAATAGACAAAGTCATTGCGGATACCAAGAATGGCGGGGATATGATGCTATCAAAACTCTTTCCGAGCATTCATACTATGGCAAAGTCTGAACAAGTTAAGGCACAGCAGGCAAGTCTTGATAAACTGGCTGAAAAAGATGTTGAAGAAAATAAGTCAAGGAGAGAAGCAGTATTAAAAAATCTTAATGCTGAATATGCTGAATTATCTAAGGCTTTAACGCCCTGGTATACTGGTGAAAAAGATCAGGTTACTGGACAACCTTTAATGAATAATGAACAAAGAAATCGTATTTTTAGGCGTATGAAGGAAATTGAAGGGCAGATATCAAATATAAACGGTCAAACCGTTGGTGGGGCTCCGGTATCTAAAGTTCCTCAGCCACAGGAAAGGCCGGGGATAGGTGGGCAAGGTGAAGATAGTCTTATTCCTGCCTCCGGGTCAGCTATTGATAATGTGCCGGTTATAGCAAGCGGGCCAAGAATGACACAGGGTGCCATGCAGCCTCCATCGGTCGAAGATGATGCGACTTATATTGCAGGGTTAGTATCCACTGCAACAAAGAAGGGAGCGGATGGGAAAAACCTACCTGCAATTAAAGCCTTGATAGATGACTTCACCGCAAGGCATCCTGACAAGGAATCGCAAACAAGGTTCATGCAGGCAATAGAGCTTGCCGAATCAGGAATTTCAGAAGAGGATATTTTGCCTGTAATGGTTAATATGCGGATGTCAAGGCCTCAAGCAATAGAGTATCTTAAAAATAAAGTTACGGATAAAAAAAATAAAAAGAAAGAGGGTACTGAAATCAGCGGTAATCTGAAAAGAAACTTGACTGAAATTGGTGGAAATATTAAAAAAGGCGTTAGAGGCATTCTCGACGAGGAATAAATATGGCTGATAATTCTGGACTGATCGAACTCTCTTCACTCTATAAGAATGATAATTATGATTATGTCTATGACCTTAGACAACAGGCTGAAAGAGAACTGTCTAAGGCTCTTGGAGAAAAAGAATATCATGTTTCTGGAGCCTTAAAGACTGCCGCCCTTGAGGGCCTTGCTGGTTTAGGCGCTATCCCGAAAACTCTTGGAATGTCTGAGATAGGCCAGAACGTAACAGATTATTATAATGATATTGCTGAAAAATCCCCTGATGTAAACGAGTTTAGAACAGCCCAGGCAGAGGGCAGGGAAAGCATTTGGACGGAAGCGCTTGGGACTTCCGGGCCGACCGCAGTCGCCGCAGGCATGGCTCTTATACCTTATGCTGGTTTGCCAATGGCAACGGCTTATTTCTTCCATCTTAATAAAGATGAAATAGAACAGATGTCATTATCGAAGGGCGCAGACCCCACAACTGCCAAAGTAACCGGATATATCGGTGGCGCGGTAAATTCCCTGCTTGATATGATACCATTAAGCTCTTATGTGAACAAGAACCCTTTAACAAAGGGATTGGTAGATTCTTTCAAACATAGGCTTGTCGGGGCCGGGTTAAAACTCATGGCCGAGGGTGGTATGGAAGGCGCTACAGAAGGAACTCAACAGCTTATCAGTAGCATTTCCTCAGAATATGCAGCCAGTAAAGACACCGGGGATTTCCTTAAAAAAGTCAATCAGCCTGAATGGTGGGACAATACCCTGAAAGATGTGGGTAAGTCGGTGGCAATAGGTAGTATAATGGGTCTTGGGTTTGGTGGGGCATCGGCAGGAGCGGGGGCTATGCTTAACAGGAACGTCCAGCCTCCACAGTTAAATGCCCAGGAAAAGGCTAATCTTATCAATCTTGCTCAGCAGGAATTTAATAATGGGAATATCACCCCTGATGAATTAAGCAGGATAAAAACCATACACCCTGATTTATCGGAAGATATTGACGATATAATAAATACCAGAATCATTGACGAAATAAACCAGACCGGGGATGTCAATGTTATAAATAAGTATTCACCTGCTCAGGAATCAGCCCAAGTATTTATTGACCAAATGGCTACAGATCAGTCATTAAGACAATCGCCTCAAGGCGCTGAGCTTCTCAAAGTTCAACGTTCATCACAGGAAGCTGGCGAAAATACCATGTATGAGATCATGGAAGGGCCACAGAAGGGTAGTTCCCTTTTAAGGGGAGCGTTGACCCAAACACCAGAGAAGTACGCTGTAGATGAAAGCCTGATGCCTTCAGTAGCACAAAAGGCTGAGGTTAATATAAACGATGCAATGGCTAAAGAACTTGAGAAGGCGCAGGCAAAGAAGGCAGCACAGCCAATTAAAGAAGAATGGGAATCTTTTGCCGATGACGCATTGAAAGAACGTGACACAGATATAAAGTCTTTGCGTAAAAAGGCCAATAAAGCGAGAACTGATGGCAGGGAAGAAATAGCACAGATATACGAAGGGCAGATAAGAGATTATGAAAGCATAGATGCTGCTGCATTTAAAGATGACGTTAAAAATAATCTTACATATTATTCAAAGAGCAATATTGACCCATTTTTAAGATTTAAAAATAAAGAAACGAATAGAGGTATATCTAAACCTGAACCGCCTAAACCCCCTCTCCCGACAGAACCGACAACAGAACAGGGAACGGAAAAGCCTGTTTTAGCTGAAGAACCAGCAAAGGAAGGTAAGCCCAAAGAAGCGGAACCTCCTATTCCAAAAGGTATGACACGGTTATATCATGGCAGTGCTACGAAGGGACGAACTGATGGAAAAGCATGGTTTAGCACAAATAAAGAATACGCTAAAAATTATCGGGAAGGGGCTGAACTGCAATATGTGGATTATCCCACAGAAAAAGTAAATGCAGCACTTGATCCTGATAATTATGGCCAAACAGTAGACAGAGGGTTTACATGGAATGTTGAGCTTGATTCGGCTGAAACAGGAGAGAGAAAGATTTTACAGCCCGCCCCTGCCGAAAAGGGGGAGGGGAAGAGAAAACAATATGATGTCGGATTTCATATACGTGATACCCTTGTTTCTTCTGAGGCATTAAACACTCTTCCTGAAGAAAACGTGAAGCGTATACTCGAAATTAAAGACGAATTTTCAAAACTTGGATATATTGATTTCCGTACAGAGATGGGGCCTGACCAAATAAGGCGCATGTCTGAAAATCAAAAGAAAAAACTTAACCAGAAATTCCAAGATGCTGTTGCATTAGAATCTGAGGTTAAAGAACTTTTAAAAACAGAAGATCAGTTAACCAAAGAAAAAGATCAAAAAGCAAAGGATGATATTAAAGCCGAACTCGATGCGGCAAAAAACAGAAAGAATCAGATAGAGAATTATCTGCAAAAACAGTTGCAATCTCCGAGAGAAAATACAACCAAAAAAGAATATAGGGAAATTAACGATAAAATAAAAGAACTTGAAACACAATCTCAGCCCAAGCAGGCCGAAGAAAAACCCGCAGCTCAGGACACTACCCCTACATCCAAAACTAAACCTGGTAAAGTATTTCTTGAAAAAGGAGGGGTTAAACCCTTCTTTGAATACAAGGAAATTACACGAGGGAAGGTATTAAACAAGGGCAAGTACAGGGTAACTTTAACCAATGGAAAGACTGTAATTGTAAACAAGGAAGCGATACGGGAATTTCCTTCAGCGCAGGAAGATACTGGTGATAAGCCGGTGTTTTTGAAAGAAGCGAAGAACGATATAGACGATGCCAAATATCTTGAATTGGCAAAAGACCCTGAAAAAAATAGAGAAGAATTACAGAGGATGGTAAATGATGCAGCAGAAAAGGCGGGGTATACATCTTCTGATGAATACAGAATGCAGCATCAAGCACCAGATAGCACATCGGGTATTAGATTAGATAAAGTGATGGATGATGACACTGTCCCGAAGGATTATTGGGATCGTCCAGATTATTATCAATATTATAATGACGAGTATTCATCATTCTATAAAATTAAAAAAGCGGTAGAATTACAAAAACAATACGATAAGGAAGGAACAGGCAAGAAATCAAGAATATTTGTATATAGGGCTATTCCCAAAAATATTAAAGATGATAATTTTAGAAATGGAGATTGGGTTTCTCCTTCAAGGGAATATGCCCAAAGAGAAGGTAAACAGATTTTAGAAGGATATAGAATTATTGTTAAAAAGGTTGATATCTCCGATTTATACTGGGATGCAAACTCAATTAATGAAATGGGATATGATGATGGCAAAAATTATGCCTATAAAAACACGAAGAATAATAGAAAGCTTCTTGATCCAGTTTTATATTCACCTTCCGGGGTTTATGTAATACCGCTATCTAAAAGATTCAATTTCAGAGAATATAGCACCAGCTTTCTTAAAGACCTTACACCTACCGGCAAAACTCTTCTCTCAAAGCAGGGAGTAGAGAATATAATCAAGGGTATAAAAACCAAGCTGCCTAACATAGGTAATTTTGAGGTTGTAAAGACTCAGGACGAACTGCCTGAATTTTTATTCAAAGAACAGAAACGGGACGATTCAAGGATATATGGTGTTTACGATCCTCAGTCAGATACTTTTTATCTGGTAGCCGACAACATGAAGAATCGGGACACTGTTTTAAACACGGTTATCCATGAGGCCATAGGACATAGAGGAGTTGATGCTATTCTGCCAAAGTCACGCAGAAAACAGTTATTCAGGATGGTCAATTTTGAGTACGGTAAGAAGGATCTAGGACAGAAGATAATCAAGGATTACAAGCTTGACTTGACCGATGAGATAGACCAAGTAACCTTTGCACGTGAAGTAATTGCACACATGGCGGTGAATGAGCCAAAGGCTTCTTTGCTGGACAGGGTAATCTCCATGATAAAATCAGCCTTGCGTGAACTTGGAATAACCCTGAAAATAAGTGATGCTGAGATTCGGGGATTACTGGCCCGAAGTTATAAGTTTGCACAGACGGGAAAGGGTAAAGTCGATAAAAATGCAGGGGTAGCCTATGAGATTCAAGCATGGCATGGGGGGCCTCACAAGTTTGATAAATTCACCACTGAAAAGATAGGAACAGGTGAAGGTGCTCAGGCTTTTGGGTGGGGATTGTATTTTACTGATCTTGAGGATATTGGACGGCATTACGCTGAAACTCAACCACAAGTTAATCCTGTAAAAAGGAGAACCTTCAAGGGTGAGGAAGTCGATCCTAGATCACCTGAATATCATGCAGCATCTTTGATGAAAGACGGGACGCCTCTTGCTCGGATAAGGTATGAAGTAGAAGGTTGGATAAGGGATGCAAAGGAAGGCGAAAACATAGATCACTATGCTAAGGTATTAGCAGTTCTTAATAGTGCTACAAGTAAAAAAGATTTTGGCGAACTGCCTCCGGCTAAAAACCTCTACAAAGTAACCCTTCACAAAGGCAAACAGCCGGGGGAGTATACTTGGCTGGATTGGGATAACAAGCTTGCATCAAGTCCAAAAGATGCGAGACAAAATAGCCATATATTTAAGAAAATTTATAATCAGGCTGTGAAAGAAAATATAAAAGATGCTAATGAAACACACTGGAGGTCTTCATTAGGAACCATGATGTCTAATCATAATGGCGGAGCATCAACTTATAATTGGTTAAAACAAATACTTGGTTCTGACAAAGAAGCCTCCCTTTTCCTCCTCCGTGCGGGCATAGACGGCATAAGATACCCTGCTGGAAGTTTATCAGGTGGGGTATCAACCGGTTATACTTTTAAAGGAGAAAAACTTCCAGGGACATTAGACGTTATCGCAAAATGGGCTACAGATACCACTATGCCTGATAATATTTTCCGAAAACATTTTGACAGGGAACTTAGCGAATGGCATGGTAATCCATTATGGAAAGACAAATTAAAAGATGCCAATAGGGCTGATTTTGTAAAAGAAAAAGAGCCTTCAAACTATGTTGTGTTTGATGAAAACGCAGTAACCATTGAAGAGCAAATATCCTTTTCAAAGGAAAAAATTGACAAGACAGATAAGCGGATAATGTTTTCTTTGTCCTCTGAAGAGAAAAAGAAAGCCGAGATTATAAAAGAATCTCAAGGCATTCTTCAGGGGCTTAAAGATAAGATGGATAAGGTAAACAATGCCCTTGAATCCGGTAAATGGAAGCATAAGAAAAAAGACCTCCGGCCTATAACTGACGCTTTACTGTCAACCCCTCTTCATTCGTATGATCGCATTCCTACACTTGGCAGAATGTTTGATACGGCGAATGAAAAGATAGATATCAATAATGAGGTCTTGGATAGCCTCACCCGGAATCCTGAAACAGATGAAGTTTATACCCGCCTGATTGAATCAGTTAAAAAGTCTGACCCTGAAGCATATAAGAAGTGGGTTGATTACCGGGTACATCAGGATAAAAACCAGATAGGGTATAAGGTCCGTCTTAATCCTGAAACCGGTAAATGGGATTTATATTCGCCTGCTGAATTACTTGACAGTGAGTATGATACCGAGATTGAAGCATTAAATGCTAAACAGAAGGCGCCAGGGATAACATGGTATGTAAAGGTAGGCGATAAATATAACTTATACAAGACTCAGGATAAACCGGTTGCATCTTACGACTCTGAGGCTGATGCGTGGAAGTATGCCAGACTGTTTGAGGCAAAGTCTTTTATGAAACTGCATAATGCCTCTGAAGAAGTAATGAAAGCCTTCCTTGCAGAAAAGACCATGCTTGATAATGGGTTTAATATCCAGATGCAGGCCATGAGAGATATCATTAAGTATTATAAAGACAACGATATGCCTCTTCCGTCAACACCGATAACGATTGAAGGCGAAACTGTACAGGTCGATCTTGAAATGGCTATGGCCCTAATGGGTGACAGAAGAGGTTATTACTTCCCGCGTATTCGTAACAACGGACAGTTTAAGCTCACAGCTACAAAGGGTAATAAGGGATATATAGACTTCTACGATTTGGGTGCCGAAATTACAGAAGAAAAGTCCAGAGGTAATTTACTTAGGCATGTTTTGAACAGCGTATCACCAATGGGTAAAAAAGCCAGGGAGCTTAAAGGCCAGGGATACGAAGTCACTATTGAAAAAGCAGACCGGACACCTGAAGAGGTATTCGTTGAGCAGACCCGGAGAATTATAAACCAGCAGACCCTTATTAACGATGCCTTGAAAGCAGTTAAAAAAGGGAAGGTCAGTTTTGATACTCTTGGATTTGAGGTGGAAAAGTCAAAGGGTACGAATAAAAGGGGCAACCCAGTTGAATTTATTACCCTTGACGGCAATACCAATAAAAAGCAAAGGGAATTATTTAAGACTTTTGGTGGAGAATATTACGCCACGACCAAGGGCGAAAAAGAAGTCTGGCATTTCAGGAATACCGGTAAGACTTTTGAAAGTAGGCTTTTAAAGGCGCTTGGAACGGTCTCCAATAACGTGGAATTGGAAACGGTACACTTATTCGCCCAGGAGCTTGTCGACAGCCTTGCCAATATGGAGAAGGGCAGGGGCGCAAGATCGCACATGATACAGAGGGATACTTCCCGTGGTGATGATGTATGGGACGGATATGAGACTGACGTTTTGACCGCTGTTTCAAAGTATGTAGCTGGTATAGCTGGAAGCGAATCAAAAAAAATTATGTCCGGCAAACTCATGAGACAGTTTTTTGGGATTGATATCACATGGGACGAATTTAAGGAAGCAAAGGCATTTGAAGGGTCTTACTCTGAATTTGTGGATAGCAGACCGGATAATAAGGTTATGATGACTGAATCTGATTTTAACGAGATTAACGATCCTGAAGGATACGCCGAAAATCAAAAACTTATTGAAGAATTAAAAGACTCTGATGGTAGCGAAAAACAGGACGCTTATGACTGGATGTATTCGCAGTATCAAGACCTGGTAGAAGATAGAAAGATTGACGATCAAGAGCAAACAGTCGCATGGAAAGATGGAAAGTCTTTTATTGAAAATATGATCCGTAACGAAGAATCGTTGGATAGGATAATGGGGTTCTTTAAAGGCCTGGCGGTTTTAAAGTATCTGGCTGGCAGGGTATCGGCTCCGGTTATCAACTTAACGGCTCTTGCAACTTCAGCACCGGGGGCTATGAATGCCTTTGGGGATATTTCTATAATAAAGTCTTTAAACCTCATTCAGCAGTATGCTAGAAAATATGGGTCATACATGCTGACAAAGGAGGGCAAGAATAAACTTTCCGAGGATGAAAGATGGGTATTTGATACGATCCGGTCAAAGGGTTGGGATTCAGCAGCTTTTAATCGGGAGGCTTTGGGTGCCCTTGAAACGAAATCCGGGAAGGCATGGAGAAGGATTATAGAATTATCAATGTGGGGTTTCGGTGTAACTGAACGATTAAACCGCGCTTCAACGATTGCGGCAACATATTTCGGGCTCACTGAAACAAGACCTGATATGTCAAAAGAAGAAAGGCTTAAACTGGCGAAAGACATATCCGATAAGGCTCATGGCGTTTATAATAAATCAAATATGCCTGCCTGGGCAAGAGGGTCAGGAATAGCCGGTAATATGGCCCGGTCCTTCTATGTGTTTAAGACTTTCTCTCATAACTATTTACAGACCATGTCGAAGGCTTGGGGACCCGGTTGGACTCCTGAACATGCAAAGGCTTTTTCTTTCATGGCATTGGCTCCTGCGGTCCTGGCCGGTGGCGGGGCGGTCGTTGGTAAAGAAGTCCTTATTATGTTTGCGAAGGCGCTTGGTCTGGGAGGGGATGACCCGGAAGAAGAGTTTTATAAGTTTGTGGCTGATACCTTTGGCGAAACATCTGAAGATGTAGCGAGATATGGCCTTGCAGGGCTGGCAGGCGTTAACCTGAAGGGCAGCTTAGAAATAGGCATTACAGATCTTCCCACAAATATTCAGGACATCATGGGGGCTCCTGGTAGCATTGTGAAGGACATTTATGAGGGCGGAGTCAATATCTCTAAGGGTAATATCATAAAGGGTCTTGAGAATATTATGCCTCTTGCAATATCTAACCCGATAAAGGGCATCAGGGAAGCCACTGAAGGGCTCACAACCAAAACAAATGCGCCTATATTCTATGGTAAAAAGCCGGTTGTTGCTGATACAGTTGACGCTCTACTCAGAATGGCCTCTTTTAACCCTGCTGAATTATCAGAGATTAGAGAAAAGCAATGGGCCGAAAGAAAGATTGAACAAAAATATACAGAAAGAAGGGCTGATACCTATGCAAAAGCGAAAAAGTATATGCTAAAGCCATATGAGGACAGAAACGAAGCTGACTGGATAGATATTATTGCAGAAATTCAAAAATATAATGACCTTATCTCTGAAAGGGGATATAATAATATACCAAAGATAACGAATAAGAGTTTGAAAAATAATTTACGAAGGGCGTTTAAGCCTTCCAAAAAAGAACGATTAAGAGAAACGGAGGATTAAAAAATGAAGAAAAAAATAATGTTAATGGTCTGCGCCCTTGTACTCGTCCCTGTAGTTTGTTTTGCTGTTTACAGTACAAAGGCTTTATACTCAACTACCCTTGTGTTCAGTGCGTCATCAATAGCGGGATCTGGAACTATAACATCAGGATTGATAAACCTTGATGAACTGAGGCCAGAGGGATATTTTACGATAAAACTGACATCCGCAGGAGCTGGAAGCGCCATAAAAGCCGAATATCTTGTTTGTGATACAAGGGGAGGCACTTATTATGAGCCAAGTGGGGCGACAGATATTGTGGCGGCCCATGCTGTTGGCACTACAATCTATTCCTTTACGCCTCCGGTTGCCAAATATATGAAAATCAAATTAACTGAAAATACCGGAAATGATGTAAGTTCATTTGCTGTAGTTCTGACAGTACAATAAGGAGGGGCTATGAAAAAATATATTTGGATAATAGGGTTTATGGTTCTGATTACCTGCTTGCCTGTTTTGGGGCAGTGGGATAAAAGCACAGGCAATGCCACTATCACCCAAACCATAGAAGCAGGGAATACAACTGAGCCTCCGTCAAGTGATGCAGTTAATACTGCGCTGGCAGGGAAGATGTCAACATCATTGCAGATTTCCATCCCTCAGACCTACAATTACACCGAATCGGGAAACATTACAGGCATAACTTCTACATGGGTCAATCTGAACGACACAGGTGCAGCAGGGGCAAAACAGCTTGATGTACAAAATGCCACAGTAAACGGTAAGTATATTTATTATGCAGCAAGCGGGCAGTCAGTAGCGAATCCTGCTACTATAAATATGAGTGAGACTACCTGCACGAACTGTCCGGCGGGTGGGTTTGTTTTAACTGATCCTGGGCAAAGGGTTGAACTGTATTGGAATACTTCGATTTATACGGTATTATGGCCTATAACATCAATGACCATTATTCCGACAGTTATAACCGATGCTGATGGTATTGCATTAACTGCTGCACAAATGAACGGAGAAGTCTATGAGACCTCTGCTGGTGATGTTATTATCCCAGATGGAGAATGTAATGGAACTGAGGACGTAGGCAAATGGCTTGTTGTCACTACTGATGATGCAGGGCAGAATAACTTAACTTCGGCTGACGCATCAAATCAATTCTGTTTAGGTGATCTTGACGACTGTTTTACAGCAGGAAATGAATTAGTTATTACAGGAACGCAGGTAAGTGTGCGTTGTCTCACCCCGGAAATTTGGAAAATATCTGGTTATATGGGCGGTGCGCCTACCAGTGCAGCACCATAGGAGGCTCTATGAAACACTTACTTAAAATAATACCAATTTTATATGTGATAGCGATATTGAATTTAGCTTGCCCTGTGTATGCTCAAGGGCCTTTTGGTATGCTGTTCAACGGCCAGGAGAATGCGGGATGTGACCCGTTAACTGAATATATTGGTGATAAAACTGAATATACAGATTCGAGTTTAGAATATACAGCGCAAACACTATTTGTCCAAGCTTATACTCCGACTTGCTCCGGGCCATTGAATACTGCAAGTATTTATTATAATAATACAATTGATACCAAACGAATACGAATGGCAGTGTATACGAAAACAACAACCGCACCTGCGGCTGAAGATATTTTGTTATCAGAAACAAATGGAGAAATAGCCGCAACAACTTCAAGTGGATATAAATCTCAGACAATGACAAGTTATAATGTGACAGCAGGAACAACTTATTGGATAGCTATATTAGCATCATCAGCAGGAACCTGGTATAATCAGGTTGGGAATGGGGATAGTAATCGTTATTCAAAACTGATTTCTCAGGATACTTTTCCTGCTACATTATCAACTGGGGGCTGGACTGGGCCAACAGATAATAGGATGTTAAAAGGTTATATAACGATAGGAGATTAGATGCCAAAGAAATTATTATTACTACTAATATTATGTTTGTTTTTTATCCATATATATGCTTATGCAGGAACATGCTGGAATGGTGGATCAAGTGGATCAACCCCATATTCTGTATTGGATGGGAGTGGTGGTTCACCTTCTTTAGCTCTAGCAGATATAAGGTATTGCTTGGAAACTGTGGCAACTACAAGTGGAGATATAGTTGTATTACCTACAGGTACAGGGTCATTATCAACGGGAACAAATAACATAGAAATACCGGAAGGCGTTATACTGATGGGATCAGGGTCATACGAAACAATTATAAATCCTAGAGCTAACACAAATTATTCTATATTTAGATTAAATAAAAATGCGGTGATTACTAATATTAGATTTATATGGGAAAATGGTATTGATAGTGAGGGAATATGGGCTTATAACTCAGGTTGGAGAATCCATCATAATAAATTTGAGCATAATGAGGATGGGTCAATCTATGCAATCCAAACACAAATGACTCTTCCTGAAGTGCAAAGCGGATTAATAGATAATAATTATTTTAAAACAGCCAGAATTTATGTAAATGGAAACAGTTCATCTGACAGTAATCAAAACTATCAAATGTCTTTGTCTCCTAATTTCGGGACTAGCGAAGGCGTATATATAGAAGATAATACTTTTGTTACAAATGAATTTGATACCTTTTTTGGAAACTGTATTGATTCGCAATATGGAGGCAGATATATTGCTAGATTTAATACTATTGATGGACTTCAAATTATGGCTCATGGTATGCACAATGGGGACTCAACTCACCGTGGCACAAAAGCATGGGAAATATATTATAACACAATAGAATCAGGTGAAGATTGGGGACTAGACACTTATTCTTATGGCATGTCAATAAGAGGTGGAACTGGTTTTATTTTTAAAAATACTACATCTAAGTTTGATTATTATGGGGGTGTGGGCGCAGGGGCAGTCATATTTGATAATCCTCGTAGTAGTGGGGCATCAAATTGGTCTGATGATAACAATACTAATTCATTGGGATCATGTGATGGTGATAATGTTATTGATGGGAACACTACCCCAACTGAAACTTATGCCGGATATGCTTGCAGAGATCAGATAGGTAGGGGGCAAGATGAATCATTATTTACATGGGGTGAAACTCCCTATCCTGCACAAGGGCTTTCCCCTGCCTATGTATGGGGAAATGTTAATGAAATTGGAACAGCTATTAATGCTGTAGTCAAGTCAGACGAAAGAAGCCGGACTCATATTGTAGCCAATAGAGATTATTATAACTACACTGCAACCTTTGATGGTACAACCGGGGTTGGTGTAGGAACGCTTGCAAGCATGCCTACAACTTGTACAACAGGAGTCGGCTATTGGGCAACAGATCAGGGAGATTGGAATTCATTGGGAGATGATGGGGTATTATATAAATGCACCTCAACAGATACATGGGAAGTATATTATGAGCCTTATGACTACCCTCACCCATTAAGAGGAGAAGTAGCACCAGCACAATCAACCCAAACCGGCAGGATGGGAATAAACGTAAATGGAACCAGAAATGCAGTAACAATACCCGGATCAACACCCGGTAGGATGGGAGTTATAATACATTAACCTTTAACAGGCAACAGTGGAGCGGGAAATGGCAGGAATAGCAGAGAGGTTAGCAACGATGGAAGCTGAAATGAAACATAACACTGCGTTAACAACAGAATTGTTGTATTTGGTAAAAGGGAATGGTAAAATAGGACTAGTCGAACGTATGAGTTGTTTAGAGACCTGCAATAAATGGCTTGTTTGGGGATTCAGGGGGATATACGGATTTGTCATTTTAGGGGGTTTAGGGTGGTTAGGTAAAAAACTTTATATGTGAGGTTATCATGGAAGTAACCGCAAAAGATCAGGACAAAGTGAGGAATGGCATTGTTATTCTCGAAGGTATGATCCTGAAATGGTACAAATTCAACCGAATAACCAAAGGTGAAAAGGATGAAGCGTTCCTCCAACTTAAACGAATAGATAGTGTATGTAAGGTGAAAGATGAGTCTAAGAAAACAACAATCTAAATTTTGGAAAGCAGTAGGTTTGCTCTTAAATTTCATTTATGAAAATGGGTATGAGGTGGGGACAGGCGACACGTATCCTGGTAAATTTAAACATTCACCAACTGGCAAACATCCAAAAGGTTTAGCAATAGACTTCCCTCTTTTCAAAGATGACAAATATTTAACAGAAACAGAGAATCATGCAATATTCGGGGCTTACTGGAAAGGTTTAGGTGGTATTTGGGGAGGTGACTTTAAAAACCCTGACGGGAACCACTATGAGTTTCCTGAAACCCAATAACGGCAAGGGTCTTGATGGCGGCTTGCGTAGTTAATCCACAATCGTACTTTAAGGGGTAGACAAGGGGTAAGTATGGACATGACTTATATAATAATGGATAAAGTACCGAAATTTACAAAAAATTCTTCTACGACTAATGAGGAATTGGAAATTATCAAAAAAACCGATACAAGTCTTAGAAAAATTG